TGAGGGTCCTCGGCCGCCCGCCCGCCCCAGGCCCCCCTCCGGTTGGCGGCGGGCCTGTGCCTGCCGCAGTTCCGGCCGGGCACCACGCATGGCCAGCATGTCTTGGTCGTCTGCCGCCTGTGGGATGGCCAGCTTTTCGTGCGCCCATTCCAGCGGGATTTTCATGCCGAGCTGTACCAATTCGGGCAGCGCCTCGGCATACAGCTTCATGTCTTCCGGCTGGCGGGTGTCAAACTCAAAATAGGGGATATTGTTGGGGTCAGTGATGCCCTTGTTGAGATACAGCAGCGGCGCAATCAGCTGCCGGGTCAGCGTGGCCGCCAGCTGCTTGGCGTCGGACACCAGCAAGTCGTGCCGCACTTCATTGTGGATTTGCCCCAGCGCGTTGGTGCTGGTTTTGCCGTCCGCCTGCGTGGTCAGCGTGCCGCCCAAGATGATTTTGGATTGGGTGCGCTCGCACCAGTCCACCATGCTCATAAAGGTGTCGCCGCTGCCGCTGGCCGCGTCCAACAGTTCCAGCATCATGGTTTCCGGGATGATGCCGGCCGCATTGTGGCCGATGCCCACCAGTGCGTTGAGCAGGGTGGTTTTTTCTTTGTCCGACGCGCCGGCCGGGTATTTCCCGAGCCGCACCGGCAGGCCGTAAATTTCCAAAAACTCGGCCAAGTCGCGTACCGAGTAGTTTTTAAACAGATACGGCCACGCTAATGACCGCATCAGCCCGCCGCGCGCCAAGAAGCCGCTGCGCGCTTGGTGCCGGTGCACAATCCAACCCAGCGGCCACAAGTCCTGCGGCTCCTGCCCGTTCACGCCCAGCAGCTTGAGCTGGTTGTGTTTCAGGGTAAACCAACCCTGCGGGCGGTGGGTAAACTTGGCCGGCAGCCATAAGCCGTCCACCTGCTGCCAGCTGATTTCTACCGCCGCAAAACCGTGGCCTAGCGCATCCAGCAGGTCAAACAGCAGCGCCTCAAAGTCCGGCAGGCCGTAGAGCCAGCCCGCCACCTCTTCCGCCAGCTGCCGGCCGGCCTCATCGGCATTTTTCGGAGCGGATACCCGCCAATCCAAGCCGGTTAAAGCGCGTTTGCGCTTGCTCATCTCGGCAAAGATGTGACCGTCTTTTTCCTCCATATCGGCAAACAATTCCGACTGCGCCGTGATGTCGCCGTCTTCCGCCCCTTCTAAAATCTGGTGCAGCTTCTGCGGTGTCAGCCCCTTGCTCGGATGCTCGCCGATGGTGCCGCGGGCTTTGGCCAGCTGCGCGGTCTGCTCGCCCTTGCGCGGTGCTTTCGGCGCAGGCTCAGTGTTGCCTGTAATAGCGGATAAAACGGCGGTAAAACGGGATTTGATAGACATAATTAAGCGGCAAGATGCAGTTAATCTTGCCGCTATTGTCAGATGTAAGGCCGTCTGAAACCGTTTGAGCCGCCTCAGCGGGTTGTTACCAAGCGCCGCCGCCGAAAGTCAGCACCCCGTTGCTGTCGTTGTGGCGCGGCACGGCGGTGTAGTCAATCGCACCGAAGCCGCTTTGTGCCAGCATCCACAGCATATGCAGCGCATCCGGGCCGTCGTCATGGTCGGCCATTGGGAAATGCCGCAGCTGCTGGATCAGCGTGCTTTGGCTGGCGTGCAGGCGGATGAGGCCGTTGGCCATATGCGGTTGCAGGCTCTCAATCCTCAACAGCTTATCCGCCACCGGTTTGATGCCGCGCGCCGGAATCGGCACGCCCGCCGCCGCGCCGCGTTTCACCAGCTCTGTTTTTAAAAACTCCTGAAACTGCACCGTCTCGATGCCCCACAACAGGCAGCGGTATTGCCGTTGCAGGGCGATAATGTCCTCAATGATGCGGTCAGGCAGGCGTTTTTTAATCTGCGCCTCCACCACATCCAGCACGCCGGTGCGCTTGTTAAAACCGCCCACCAGCAGCGCCGATGGGTCGCGGCTCGCACCAGCTTTGCCGAGCGATGGGTCGCAGGCACCGAAAAACAGCCATTCGTTATCGCGCTGTACCCAAAAATGCAGGCTGTTGGCAAACGGCGCGGCATCGCCGGACACCGGGTCATTTTGGTACTCGCTGTCGAACGCTGCATGCCCCACGCGGGCGCGGATGGTCATCAGCTCCAGCACCCCGCGCGCCGCCCAACTGGTAACCGCGCCGGCTTCCATTTCCGCGCGGTGGGCACGGTAAAACGCCAGCGCCATTGCTTCGCCCTCGTTGCGGTACAGCTCTTCCCACTGCTCCCACAGCGCCATATTGTCCGGCCAGCGGATCATGGCTTGGAATTTTTTACGGTGCCAAAACGGGTTATTTAAAGTTCGCGCCAGCACGCTGTCGTAGTGCAGGATGGTACCGATGTAAATCACATCGTATTTCATGCCCACGCCGCCCAAAGGCAGGATGGTTTTATCCAGCCAGTCGTTGAGTTTTTTGCGCTGCTCCGGGCTGCGTACCTGCTCGTCGTTCTCGATATCGTCCAAGATGGTTAAATCCGGGCGGTAAGGGCCGTGGCGCAGGCCGCGCAGTTTTTTGCCCGAGCCCGCCACCTGCACCTTGATGTCGTTGGCGGTCACAATCGTACCCGCCTGCCACACCCGCCCTGCGCCCGCCGCCTCCGGGAAGTCGGTCAGTAAGCGCGGGTTATAAGCCAGCTCGGCCTTAATCGCCTCCAGCATTGGGTAGGCTTGGTCGATACTGTCCATCACGATTACGCAGTAATGCTTCTGCTCGGTTACGATGCAATACAGAGTAAACAGCTGGGTTACCAGCGTGGATTTACCCTCGCCGCGCGGCGCGCCTGTCGCCTCCGGCACGCCCTTCGGCTCGCGCAGGACTTCAGGTAGCCTCGTAAACAAAAACTCGTGCAGTTGCGACTTTTCCGCCGTGTGCACATAATGGGGAAAGTAGGTATAAACAAAGCATTCGAAGCCGCCTAGCGGATCGAATACCTTAGCCCGGCGCTCCGCGATGGCCGCCGGGGTCGATTCAAAGCCTACCACTTCCGCCTCGATGGTGCGCCGCAGCTGGTCGGCGATAGCGGATAGTTGTTTTAAAAACTCTTTATTTTTCATAGGAGATTAAGATGCTAAGGCTACCTGAAAATGTCATTGATGAAATTAAAAAACTGAACGTTCTTGGCTTGTCGGTCGAAGATATTGTTTTCAACCTCCGCAAGACATTTAAAGCCGGGCTTGATGACTGGAGCGATGAAGAATTAGCCGCAGAGATAAACGACATCATTTACCCGCCTGAAAAACACACTCCCAAGTTAAAGCCATAGTTAACCAAACTTCCGTTCCACCACCGCCCCAAACGGCTCCAGCACCTCTGCCAGTGCCCCCAGCTGTTTGGGGTGTTTTTCCGATACAAACTGCACCAGCAATTCCACCACTTCCAGCGCGGTGGCCAGCTTGCTGGTTTCCGGCAGGATTCTGGCATTGGCCGCCACGGTCTTGTTATAGGCATCGGCCAAACTGGCCAACAGCTTGACCTTTTCCGCCGGGCCTAGGTCGCCGTCCTGTTGCAGCAGTTCCATGGTCGAGCTGTATTGTTGCAAGAAGCCGGCCATCGTTGCCCGCCCCAGCTCCTCGATGCTGCCGCCGGCCAGCGTGTAGGCGGCACGCATTTTGTCCCAATCGTCGCCGCGCTCGCGCGCCTGTTCGCGCCAGCGCCGCGCGGTGGCCTGCGTGGTACCGCACATGATCGCCGCCGTCTCCAGCGTTTGATTGCCGGAAACATAGAGTTGGCGCAGGCGGTCGCGGGTTTCTTTCGGGTGAGCCATAGTCAATCAATCCAAATTAAAAGCCGAATTTAGCGCGGATAAAGGCAATGCCGGTGGCCACCACGCCGCCGCTCACCGCGCCGGATACCGCACCGGCCAAACTGCCGTTGGTACGGGCAATGCGTTGGCAGTCGGCCTGTATATCCGCCAGCCGTTTATCCATTTCATCTTGTTTGGCAATGGTTACATCCTGCTTGGCGCTGATTTCGCGCAGCATTTCCACAACCGGGTCTTGGTAAGGGGTGCTCATTTTTTATCGGCCTTTTCGTTTAATTTATCGCTAACCTGTTTGAGGTCGCTCTTGATTTCCCGTAACAACTCCAACACTTCGCCCTTGTATTCCCGGGCTTCGGCTTTGGTTTGATAGACTTTCTCCACCTCGTGCAGGCGTTCGCGCAAAGCGTGATTCTCGGCTTGCACGGAATCAAACTTGCCATCCACCTTGCCGATGTAGCGCCATAACACCGTCATCACGATGCCGATAGCGCCCTGAAATACATAATCGATGGTTAAAAATTCAGCGGCCATCATCGTCTCCGTCAAATACCACGCAGCAATCGATACCCTCGTCGGTGCGGCTGCTCACATGCAGGCACGGTCGCCCTGCCTGCACATCAAACTCCACCTCCCAGTATTTGGACAGATCAGCCTTGACTGCCTGATACTGCTCTTTGAGCGGTAGGCGGCATGGCAGCACGGTAAACACCACGCCGAAATTCGGAGTCATGCCCATGCGGTAATCCCAACTGCCTGCCGATAATTTGCGCTCCACCGCCAGTACAAACGGCTCCTGTTCGCGGGCACGGGCCAGCTTGAGCTCCATACCGGCGTGGTATACCGCCAAGCGGTGTTGCACCAGTTCGCGGTATCTACTCACGATTCTCCCCCTGTCCGTTGCGGTACCACTGCTGCCAGCCGGAGGCCTGCGCATCGCGTTTGCCGCACCATGCGCCGTACTCGGCGGCATGGTTGAGCAAGGCTTCCGGGCTACCCGAAGCGGGCGGTGCGGGGCGTTCGTAATTCGCCAACAGTTCCGCCGGAGCAGGCGGCAAGGTCGGCCGCTCCACCACCTTAATCGGCGCTGTAGCCGAAGGCTTGGCGGTAGAGCCGCAAGCTGTCAGCACCAAGGCCGCTATGGCAGCCGCCAGCACTGTTGTCGCGTGCAATCGCATGAGGTATCTCCTGTTTGATTTGGGTGGTTTTGGTATCTAATCGGCGGTTGGCTTCGGCCAGCTTCATGGATTGGCTTTGGGCAAAATCAACCCATTTCTGCCGCTCCGCCGCCACTTCGGCCAGTTTGGCGCTGTAGGCGCGTTCTGCCTCCAACTGTGCCAGTTGGTGTGCGGCGGCCACCGCGGCCATCTCGGTTTTGGCTTTGCCGTCGCGGTTCAGGTAGCCTGCGCGGTAGCAGATGGCCGCCACAGTCAGAGCCAACAGCAGCGGCAGCAGCTTTTTCCACAGACTACCTGCGGGCAGCAGCTTACTCAGTAGGGGCATCCACATCATTTTCGCGCTCCGTTTCCTGTTTGATGGCCGCCAGCTGCGGGATAACCGACAAGCCGCGCCGTACCAAGGCAAAACCGCCCACAATGCCGCCGTAAGCCCACCACATCCACTCCACAGGCTCAGGAGCCATCACAAACTTATAGGTCATGACCGCGTAGGCGATGTTGGTCCAAATTTTGGTGTGGCTGGCCTGCCCCGTGGCCGGGTTGGTAAAGTTCCCGGCCAGCCAAGTGCCAAACTTATTCATCGTTTCGCCTTTCTGCGCCGTTTGGCCCGTCTGGCAGCGGCCACACCCGACTTACCCGAACGCAGGCTCGGATGCTGTTTCAGACGGCCGATACGTTCCTGTGCAATCACCCATTCGGGGGTATTGGTAGACAAAGCCGCAAGACACAAAGCAATCAAAGACTTTTTCATTTTTCAGACGGCCTTTCCATTAACGCCCACCTCGCGGGCAACCGCATCCGCCACCGCACGGCAGATAATCCACTTGCGCTCTTTAAACAGCTTCAAATCCGCGTCGTTGCTGATAAAAAACGGCTCCAAGATAATGCCGCCCGCTTGCGCATAGGCCAAACGGCTGTGCTGCCCGGCGTTGTCGGGCTTATAGCCACCCTCGCCGCGCAGCTTCCAGCCGCTGGCATCGGCCACCGCCGCGCATATACGCTGGCAGGCCGCCTTGTTTTTCGGGGTGGATAAGGCTTCAATGCCTGTCGCGGTTTTATTGAGTGCCGCATTGGTATGGAACTCGATAGCCAAGCGGCTGCCTTTGATGAGTTTCACGGCCTCGCGCAGAGGCAAATTTCCCTTGCCTTCGCCGTCGGTTTTAACCTCCAAGCCGTAATCGGTGCGCAGGATAGAGGCCACGATATTGCGCATATCCTGTGCAATATCCGCCTCGCGGTCGCTGCCGTTCACGGCGCCCGGGTCGGTGTTTGAATGTCCGGCTGTAATGGTAATAAACATGATAAAAACCCCAGTGGTTACACTGGGGTTATTGTCCAACGGCAGGCCGTCTGAAAATGCTTGAGGCGGCTCACACGGTTAAAGCAGCGAGATTTGCCGGCTCTCCGGCGGCGGGGCATTGTCGGTCTTTTTGAGGATGTCCCACACCGTGCGGTCGGTAAGGTGATGGCGTTGCGCCAAATTCTGCACCGCCCAAAAAGCGGTCATCTTATCGCGGCTCACCAGCTCGTCAAACTGGCGGCGTATTTTGCGGTGCAGCAGCTCGCGCACCGCCCGTTCGCATTTAGGCAGCCACAACCGCTGCCTTTGCCCGAAGGCGTGGCACAGCTTGTCTGCCGCCTGTTCACCCACCACTTCTGCCAAAGCGGCGTGGGTAGCCTGCCCGGCACGCTTCACATTACAGGATACCGGGAAGGTGGTGCCGCCGTAGGCGCGCAGCAGGGCGAGCGTCGGCTCGGCGCCAATCAGCCCCACCATTTCCATCACGCTGTCCGGCAGCAGGTGGCGCACCGCTTCAAAATCCGTTTCATCATAGAGTTCAAACGACATTATTTTTCCCCTTTCCGGCGGTTGGCATAAATCTGCAAGGCCGCCACCAGTTTGTGCAATTTGTCATCCGGCAGCCAATGCACTTGGTCCACGCCAAACATCCGTTTGGCCATCCCGTGCGCATAAGCCCAAGTCAGGCCGTTATCCAGCAGCAGCGCCTCTATCTTGCCGATCATCTTGGAGGCCGAGCGGCGCGGGCTGGGGCGGCGCCCCATCGGGCGGCTGGCGGCAAAACCCTGCCGCTGCATGGCCGCGAGCACTGCTTCCAGCTCGCGCAGGGTCATCTTGGCGCAGGAGCTTTTGCCCGTTTCGCGGCGCAGCAGGGTGCGGTAGGTGTCGTCGTCCAAGCCCAGTTGCGCTTTGCCAATGTGGATTTTGGCTTTCAGTTTATTCAGATTGGCCTGCATTTTTCAGGTAGCCTCTTGTAATGATCCACTCATGCCGCCGCATCCGGCAGCGGCATGGATTGAGCATCACTGATTCACCAGCTCTTTGAGCTGCGCGCTCGGCTTAAACCGTACCTTGCGTTTGGCTGCCACCTGCACCGGCTCCCCGGTTTTCGGATTGCGGCCGGTACGGGCAGCGGTCTCCACCACTTTAAACGTGCCGAAGCCCGGCAGGGTGATTTTGTCGCCATTAACTAGGACGGCGATGATGGCACCCTGCACCGCCTTCAGAGCAGTCTCGGCATCAGCCTTGGTAAATTCGCCACGCTCGGCGATGTCTTTGATTAAATCCGGTTTATTCATGGTTAAAACTCCTGTTTAAAAGCGGCAAACCGTGCCGCGCGGGTTCTTAAAATTCAGAAATTACACATTTACACATAGTGTAATTTTTTGATTTACACGTCTACTACCTGCCAGCCCCATGAAAACTGCTGATAAAACTGTTCACGGGCATACTCATCCTGCTCCTCATCGCTCATTTCATACCAATTATCAGGGATTTCGGTTTCTAAAAATCGGTCTACGGCAGCGTAGTTCGTTGCCAACCCAGGTGCATCAAGGTTATAGATAATGACTTTGCTCATGATTACTCCTGCCAGCCACCCAACAATTCGGCCAGCTCGTCCAATATGCCGGTCAGTGCATGAGCCATGATGATTTGCGACGCAAAGGCATTGCTGGCGGCATCGTCGCCGTGGCTCTCGGCATCCTCCTGCAAGTGGTCTAGGTAGCTGATGCGCTTCAAGGTCAAATCCTGCGTCAGCACCAATACCACGCTCTCACGCCATACCAAGCCCAGTTCGACCACGCGCTTACCGTTTTTCACATGCTGCACCACTTCTTTGGCGGTTACGTCTTCGCGCTTAATACGTACTTCCGGTGCCATATCGCCCGCACCGACCAAAGCCACGTAGTCGCCCAATTCAAACTGCCCGTCGGCCTCGCCGCGCAGCAGCCATTGGTTCATCAACTCAGATACGGAGTGGCGGGTAAAGGTGGGGTGGGCCGGCAGTCCGCCCAGTGCTTCGCGCAGGTGGCTCAACAGGGTTTCGGCTTTGTTGCCGGTTTGGTTGATGAGCAGGTAGCCGTCGGCCAAGACTGCATCGGTACGGCTGGCTCGGGTAAAGGAGCGCGGCAGCAGCTCGTCAATAATCTGCTCTTTCAGCTCCTGCTTTTCCTTGCGGCCGACTTGGCGGGCTTCTTCCGCTTCGATTTGAGCCATTTTTTCGTCCAAGGCGGTTTTGATGACCGCACCCGGCAGTACCCGCTCTTCACGCTTCAGGGAGATACCCAAGGTCTTGTTGGCAGCAAATACCAGCTCGTCGCCAAACGGCTGTGGTACGGTAAAACCGTCTCCAAACCAATCCATCCCGCCGGGCTGCACAAAACGGTGTTCGTCCAGCGCCTCAGCTAAAACGGCCGCATCCGGGGTTTCAGGCAGCCGGTAGGCTTTGCATTGTTTAAACCACATAATTTTGTTCCTTGTTGTCGGTTAGATTTTCAGACGGCCTCAACCGAGGCCGCCGGTGATTTAGGCCAATTCCTGCTCGGTCGGCTCGATGACGAAGTCTTCCAGCCCGCTGACGATTTTCAGGCCGGGGACTTGGCCGTCGGCAAACCGCTCTTTCTGATTGAGGACGGCATCCTTGTCGATTTCCTCCTTGGTGCGGATAAATTCCGCAAAGGCGGTTTTTTCCTTCATCCATGCCAAGACTGCGGCCACGCCGGTTACCTTCACGCTGGGCGGGCGGATGCGCCATTTGACCAGGCCGGTGGTAAAGTCCACTGTTTTGGTTTTGCCGTTTTCGGTCAGCTCGTCCTTATGCGCCTCACAGTAGGCCGATACGCCGGCCGTCAGGCCTTCGATTTCGGCCTTCAAAGGGGCGGCAAGGGAGGCATATTCCTCTTCGATTGCGGCCTTTTTATCGCCCGCCTCGGTCTCAAGCCGTTTCACTTCGCGGGCGAGGTCGCCGATGCGGCGGATGTGGGCGGTTACTTCGCCCTTGTCCTGTGCCGCTTCAATCGCGGCCTGTTTGATACGTTGTTTCGCCATTTTGCTTTTCCTTTTTACTAGTTGATGATTAAGGGTTTTCCAGTTTGACCCTGATTGATTCGGCATCTCCTACCGTATGGCCGTTTTCTTTGCACCACATGACAAATAACAACCAGTAGTAGCCGACAAATTCAGCCAGTATTGCTTCTTCGTTTGCTGAAAATTTCATTTTTCACTTCCTTTTCGGTTTAAATTCTGTCTGACTTTGGCCAACTCTTCCCGTCCTTTTGCCCGGTCGGGTTGCGGTTTCGCCAACATCGAACGAGGTATTAGGCGCGGCGGCAGGGCGCGGATCAGCTCGATGACGTTCGGCCATTCCTGCGTATCCTGTAAGGCCTTAAAGGCCGTCTGAATCCGCATCCTGTCCGTTTCCGCAATCAGCTTCACTTCTCCGCGTGCAACCGCGTGATCCATCAATCTCTGCTCCCACAGCGCTGCTAAAACAGGCAAGTCCTGCGCCGCAGGACGGCCTTTGAGGTTCTGCGCGGCCAGCAGGGAGAAACCTGCCGCAATTTCCTGTTTCAGCCAGTCTTCGCCCGCCCACTGCGTCAGCGCGTGCACACCCTGCCGCAGCTTGGTATTGACTGCCGCCGCATCCGCAGGCATCGGACAGGCAGGCACTGCCGCAGCGGCCGACGGCTGCCATTTGCTGACGATTTCGTACAAATACCCATGAGATTTAAGCGGCGTTTTCAGACGGCCTATATCGCGGGCGGCCAGGGTTTCGGTAAAGCCATGTATCCATGCCGCCGCAGGGGCGGAGTAGGACACACCGTCGCGCTCAACGGTTTCGGCCTTAATCGACGGCAGCAGCTCGTTCAGCAGTTTCGCCGTCCGCGACCAGCTCAACTGCGACTTGGCGGGGCGGAACAGGCCGATATAGCGGATGGCTGCCTTGCCCAACTCTGCATCCATATCCAACACAGCCTTGAGCACCGCCGATGCGTCGGCATCGTTAATCAACGTATCCAGGCTGTGCACCGCGCCGCAGTTAGGGCAACGGATGTTCATCACATTTCCTCCCACATTAAAACCGCCTCGCCCAACGTGGCCGCCTCCGCCGTCTTCAACACGCCGTCAGCAGCCCGTGCGACGACGGTATAGCTGCCGCCGTCTGCTTTGCAGATGTACAGCTCGCCGCGCTCTTCCAGCCATTCCAACAGTTCTTTTGCGTTCATTTCTTTTCATCCTCATCCTTCAAAAAATCACTTCCGAGCCGCATCACGCCCTCTCCGAACTTCTCCCGGATTTCCGAGAGCACGGCATTGATTTTGCGCTGCCTCTCTTCCGCTTCTTCGCGCCTGTAATCCTCATACGTCTTTTCCGGATACCGCCCCCACCGCCTGCTGCGCAGGCTGCCGACATGGCGGCCGGAAGACGAGGGGGCGCCCGCAAGCCCGCCCCCCCCCCTCC